CTGATGTTTCCGGTATCGAAATCAGGTTCCATTTTAGTTTGTAAAGGTGTTCTAACGAACATCTTAGTACCATTAGGAACGTCAGTTTTAATAAAGTACGCATCTGGGTCATTAAATCTTCTGTTCACAAAGAAACCATTAGGCACCATGCCCATGTTTCTTAGACTGTTGATGTCATTGTCTGCACTTCCAGTTGTACCTGGAGTGTTTAAAATTACATCAGCAACGAAGATTAAATCGTTAGGTACGTGCAATGATACTGCTCCTGCTCCTACCAAAATACCTCTATCATCTTTAATTTTTTGAATCTGTATTAAAGATGTTTCAAGTGTAGTTTGAGATAAGTCAGCATTTGTACCATTGTTTGCTTTATTACTTTGAGTTCCACCAACAACTGTTGGATGTGCTGTACTAATAAACGCTTGACCATCACCGATAGCATCAACACCAGCGTTAAAAGCATTGTTGAAAACTGCAGCAGCTTTCTGTTGCTTTGTATTTGCCATTGCTCTAGCTAAACCTCTTGCTCTTAACTTTGAAAAAGTGTCATAGAGGTTATCCTCCATTGCTTCTTCAGTAATAGCAAAAGCTAATGCGATAGTTTCGTTGTTATATCTTGCGACATAACTCTCACTTGCGTTATCAAAAGATACAGCAGCACCTTCTAATTTAGTTGGTGCGGTACCAAATCCTGTGAAAAGGACTTCCTCTTCAAAAGACCTGTCTGAGTTCTCTATATCATATAGAGGCTCGTGTTCGTTATTAACTTCTCCATACTCCATTCCAAAGACTGCATTCAATCCAGGAAGGAGTTCTTTGCTAATACTAGCTCTATTTATTGCCATATTATATTTCCTTTCCTAAATTATTATACAGATGTTGAAACTTGTGCTTTTACAAAATTACTTCTGTGTCCACTCAAGTATACTTCAACGATTGGATATTGGTCAGTGTCAGTTACGTTTCCATTAACAGAATCGCCATCAATGTCTTTTCTACCAACAATTCTTGCATGTGCACCTATTTCAACAGCAACTCCAACTGGAGCTCCTACTAATCTATAGTTAGATTGACCAGTAATTCTGCTACCAGCATCAGCGGCTGATACAGTTGCAGTATAACTGTTTACAATACCAATCTCACCATCAGATAAGGTAGAGTCTGCTTGAACAAAATAAGTTTGTGCAGGGTCTGTAATGACATGAAGTTTAACATCAGTAACACATGTTCCACCAGGGAAATATCTAGAAAATTTTGGTTCTCCATTTTCTACATATTGACATCCTTGGAAAACACCAGAAGGCTTCAATGAAGTTGAGGCCAAAGGTGTAATAGTTCCAGCAGTATCAATAACAATCAAATCTCCAGCATAAATATCATTTGGAAGAAGTGATACGATACCAATAGCTGAATTTGAAACAGGTTGTACTATCTGTCCATAACCTTCAGTGTTTGGCTGACCATCTCTTTTTCGAGCAGGGAGAAAACCAAATGGATTAAGACTTGTAGCCATAATAATTCTCCTTTAAGAAAAAAAGTTGTTAAAAAATTAGTCCTGAAACTTAGGTGCTCTCCCCTTTGTTACAGAACTCTTACTTGTATTACTTACAGGTAAAGGATTGTTTTCGCCCATCAATTGTTGATTAACAGCTCCCATCATCTCCTTTGACTTGTTTAAGTAATGTGCTTTTTTCGCTTCCAGTTTGAACGTAGGTATTTTACCTAGTGCTAAATCTCCACGACAGATTACTCCTGAATAGCGACCTTCCTTCCTCACGACTGAAGTTGCTCCCATCTCTGGTGCCTCCTCCGGAGTTACAAACTCCCAGCCTTGTTGTTGTTTCCTACCGATATTTTGATAATCTTCATTACCTTTTAAATCAATACGAAGCCACCCCAAGGTCATGCCTGAATTTTTGAACTTCTCCTCAATTTCTTTTGGAATTTGAGTTTGATTAGGTTCTTCAAATACATACTCTGTTTGTGCTCTTTCGTTAGCTTCCCTTACTTGAGAACTACGTGTATTTACTCGTGTCATTATTTACCTCCACGTTGCATATTTATTGTTGTATAGTCACCTTCAGATTTAGTTACCTTCATCTTTTCGGCAGCATACTGTTCAAGTGGTATTCCCCATTTGTTAGCTAATCTAACATCTTCTTGAGATAGTTTAACTTTCTTTGGGTTAGGAGAGGAACGTGACCCTCCTGCAACTACTTGAGATGGTGATGACGAACCATCATTTCGTTCTGTTGTTACTGGCTCTTCCGTTTGTGTAAATTTATTAGGAAAAGCTGTACGCATTCTTTTATCTATTTCATCATAGAAATCTTCATCATTAGGACTGTATCCTTCATTTTTTAATTCAGCATCTATTGCTAAAGCTGAAGCAGTCATAACATTATCTTTACCAAACCATTCATTGTTTGCTTGCCAGTCTACAGCTCTTGGGTCTGGCTGAACAGGTTGTTGCACTGGTTGTTGTTGCTGTACCTGTTGTTGTTGCTTTGGTTGTTCAGTAAATTTACTTTTTGTTACTGCAACATTTTTTAAATCAGTTTGTGCTTCATTTAATGCTTCTTGTGCTTTTAATAATTTTTCTTTATCTTGTGCTTCAAAAGCATCAGCATATGCACTTCTTGCTAAATCTAATTTATCTTTTAATTGTTTTTCTGTTGCATCTAAGTTTAATCTACTGACTTTATTAAACTCTGTTTCTTTTGTGCTGTATGAATTTTTTAATTGTTCATTCTGTCTGATTAGGTCAGCTATCTGTTCGTCTCTTTCTTTTCTTTGACGTATTAACTGTCTAATTCTTTTTTCTGCACCTTTTGTTTGAATACCATCTAGTTCTTTTGGCTCTTCTTTTTTAGGTTCTTCTTTCTTTTCTTGAACCGGTTCAGGCTTTGCCTCAACTTTTTCTGGTTCTTTTTCTACTTCAAATTCTACTTTATTTTCTTCTGTCTTTTTAGAGGTATCTACCTCACTCCAATTATCTTCCATATTATCCTCCGTTGTGTACGAAACAAACGCATTACGTACTTCTCATAATAATTATATCACATATTTTATTTTATTTCAAGTATTATTTACATTTTTGTTAAATTAAATGTAGGGTCTAAATGTGTTGGGTCTCCAACCTTCATTATTATCTGGTCATCAAATAATAATAATAGTTTAACACCTTTATAAAATAACTTTTGTCCTGCATGTTTTCCATAGCAGATGTAATCATCTACTGCACACCAAGGACCATTTGGAAACTTATCTATATCTTGATAGGCTAAATCTCCTATTTTTAATACTCTACCAACTGTAGTTAAATATGCCATATCATCTTTAACTGCATCTGGTAATAATATACCACCTTTAGTTTTCTCTTTAATACTTATAGGTCTAACTAAAACATGATAACCTGGTAGTTCTGGTAATATATCTGGGTCTACTTTATTATCATCAGATATCCAAGAACTGTTTTTCATTGCACTTCCTAATGCGACTTGTTGCATTAATCATCCTCCATTCTACGTTTTAAAATTGTTTTTAATGTTTGTGTGGCCCATTCAATACTTGCAATAGAACCAACTAATTGCCTATAGTGAGAGTAGTCTTCTGCAGAACCATTACCTAATGTTTCTTTTAGATTTCTAGATTCCTCACTATAGGCTTTTAATACTTCGTCAAATATTTCCATTCAACTATTATTGGTCTGCAAATGCAGGTGCAGTTGTTGAAGTTACATGTCCATAAACCTGATAATTTGTACTATCAAGACCAATGAATATAACATCAAAAGCTGCAGGAACATTTAACTGCAGACTACTATTTGAACTACCATTTGGATATACAACAGCATTATCAGCATTGGTATCTAAATGCACAATATTACCTTTGTAAAAATTAGTATTACCAGGTGTTATAAATATTGCATCAGTTGCATCAGTAGCTAAACCACCATAAACAAATCTATATGCAACACCAGCTTCAGGTGCAGGAAGTGTATAAGTATTATCTTGTCCACCATCCGGCACTAAATTAATTCTACCACCATGTGTTGCTTTAGTTATTGTTATATCACCATCAGCTAATACTGTAGGTGTTGCTACCATTCCAGCACTACCATAAGTAAAATCTGTAGTAATAATACCAGTAGAGGAATTTTCTGTGATAGCATTAAAGCCATCTTCAGACCTCACTGGTCCTTTAAAAGTTGTGTTTGCCATTTTCTTCTCCTTGAATAATCTACTGTCTTGGCGAGTCTGCTAGGTCAGTCAGTAGAAGTTAATAAATCCTAGAAAACTATTTATCAATATCTTTCAAAAACTTTAATGCTTCTTTATCTTCTTTTTGCTCTACATCTACTTGTTTCTTTGCAGAATCAAATAATAGCTTTTGTTGTTCTAATTGTAATTTTTCTTCCTCTATAGATAATTTAGTCATTATGTCTAATTGTTTCAAGGCCTCTCTGCTAGTTCTATCATCAACAGCTTTTTGTGATTTAAGTGAGGTGCTAATACCTTTGTGTTGTGCATCTAACATTTGTGCTTGACGTTTAATATCTAACTCTTGTGCTTCTATAGATATTTTTGCATTTTCTTTTGCAGCATCTAGTTTTAGTTTTTCTTTTTCTAATTCTACTTTTGCCTGCTCTAATGCAACCAGTTGTTGTTCTGGTGACATAGCTGGTCCTTGTTTATTTGCATTTAATACATCTTGTGCTGCAGCAGCCATTACAGCTTCTATAGCTGTTGGGTTTCTTTGTGCCTCTGGTATCTGCTCTAACATAGCTTGTGTTGTTCCATTAATCTGTTCTTGATATTTCATAATAGAATGCTCTTGTATATTTGCTTCTAATATTGGTTTTACTCTAACCATAATAGGACTTGCTCCATTTGCAGGGTCTTGTAAATATGCCATCTTTACTTGGATATGTGCATCATGATTTTGTCCCATAAATGCAGCTATAGGAAAACCTTTTGTAGCAGCAGCAATATCTGATACTGGGTCTAAAGGTTGTGGCTTCGGTGCTTGTGGTAATATCTCTTCTATGTTTGGCATATTAGATGCATTTAATATTGTTCTATTTAATGCTTCTAAATTAAACATACCTGGTGGTGATTGTTGTGCCATTTGTAATGCCATGTTTGCTAACATCATTCTATGTGCATTACTAGGAATATTTGGGTCACTAACAGGTACAACATCTACTGCACCATCAAAATCTTTTTTAAATATTTCTCTACTTGCATTAGGAACATCATAAGGATATTCTACAGGTAGATAATCATAATCTATTTCTGCGATAATTTTAAATTCATCTCTTTGTGATTTATGTAATCGTTTATGAATACCAGAAAAAAATTTACTAGATGCTTCTAATAAAGCCATAGTAGTACCCACAGGTCCAGAGGAGGCAGCATCAGAAACTATTTGTTCTGTACTGTCTGCAAACTTCTGACCAGCAGCAGTTACAAATCCAAGCATGTTGTATAGCACTGAGGAAGGCTCTTTATATGGGAGAGGAACAATCGCCTTTTGTAAATCTATACCTGTTGCTTCGACCTCCTTGAACTCACCAGGAGCAATAGGTTCGTTATCGCCCACCATTCTTACTCCTTTTGCCTTAAACCCTCCTGGTAAATTAGCGAACTGTCCAGCATCTACAAGACTCCTCATAGCCGCAGTCGCTGTCATTGTTAGATTACCTAGGAAATGTATAAGACCTAACCCATAAAAACTAAATCCTGGTACAAATTTGTAATGAACAAAGTGCATCCTTTTTTCTTTATTTGTATCACCAGCTCTATAGTTTCTACGAATACTTAATATTTGGCGAGACTCCTGTTCTACAGTTACAATGTAAGGAGCAAACTCACCTTCTTGACACTCTGGGTCAGGAATATCAAGATGTAAATGTTGTTCTAATAATACATATTGTGGGTCATGTTCTGCAGTTGGTGATAGTCCCATAATAGTATTTAATTTTTCTGATAGATTAGTTTGATTAGGATAAGATGCTTCTGGTAATTCTACATCTGAATAAATACCAGACTCAATATCCTTTTGCATATCTACAGGATTACGATATATAACGTGTGTATACCTATCTGCTTTTCTTAAATTACTTGCATAGTATGATACATAAAATTGGTCAATAGGTACAAACTCAGATACTGGTCTTTCTATACCAGCGTCATAATAAACTTTTTTAATAGCAGAACCTATTAGAGGTAAATGAAAAAGCATTCTTTCAAATTCATCAAAGTATTCTGGCATTTGTTCAGTCAACTGATAGTTCATAAAGTTTTGAACTCTATTTGCCTGCTCTTGTTTTTCTACAGATTGTGTTCCTAATATCTGTGCCTTTACTGGCCCACCTACAGGAAATAATTCTTGTGATGCTTTAGATTGAAACTTCACTGCAGACTCTATTAATAATGGGTGAACTGCAGTACAAGCACCTTCAAAAGGTTCTGTAGCATCTTCTAGTTTTAATCCTAATAAATCAAAACCTCTTTCAAACATAGAGTCCCACTCTGCCCTAGAATCTTTATCTGCTTGAAAGTTTCCAATAACTGTTTGTGCAACATCTTTTAATACTTCTTCATCCATATCATCTGCTAGATTAGTATAGT